TTCCCGTTTAACCGAGACCTATGGGAAGTAAAATTACGTCTCTCATCCTACCTGTAGATTCAAGGGTACTACAGGAACCTAAGTTTCGCTGACTCCCTATCAGCCCTACTTAAAGTTGGACTAATGACAACTCTTCAAAGAAGAGAGCAGTCACCTTTGCAAAACTGGAGCGAGTTTTGTGAGTGGGTAACATCAACCGAGAACAGAATTTATGTCGGTTGGTTTGGAGTTCTAATGATTCCATGCCTTCTTGCTGCAACTACTTGCTTCATCGTAGCATTCATCGCTGCTCCACCCGTCGATATTGACGGAATCCGTGAACCAGTCGCTGGTTCTTTAATGTTTGGTAACAACATCATCTCTGGTGCTGTCGTTCCATCCTCTAACGCTATTGGACTACACTTCTATCCCATCTGGGAAGCCGCTACTCTAGATGAGTGGTTGTATAATGGAGGACCATATCAGTTAGTAATCTTCCACTTCCTTATTGGAATCTCTGCCTACATGGGTAGACAGTGGGAGCTATCATACCGTCTAGGTATGCGTCCTTGGATCTGTGTTGCATACTCAGCTCCTGTATCTGCTGCATTCGCAGTATTCCTTGTATATCCATTTGGTCAGGGTTCATTCTCTGATGGAATGCCACTAGGTATTTCTGGTACGTTTAACTTCATGTTCGTATTCCAAGCAGAGCATAACATTCTAATGCACCCCTTCCATATGGCAGGTGTAGCAGGTATGTTCGGTGGAGCACTCTTTAGTGCTATGCACGGATCTCTTGTAACCTCATCTCTAATCAGAGAGACTACAGAAAATGAGTCACAAAACTATGGTTACAAGTTTGGACAAGAAGAAGAAACTTATAACATTGTTGCTGCACATGGATACTTTGGTAGACTTATCTTCCAGTATGCATCATTCAACAACTCTCGTTCACTTCATTTCTTCCTAGCAGTCTTCCCTGTTGTTTGTGTATGGTTAACCTCTATGGGTATCTGTACAATGGCATTCAACCTTAATGGATTTAACTTTAACCAATCAGTCTTAGACGCATCTGGTAAGGTTGTTCCAACATGGGGTGATGTTCTTAACAGGGCAAACCTTGGTATGGAAGTAATGCACGAGCGTAATGCTCACAACTTCCCACTAGACCTTGCTGCTGCAGAGTCTACTGAAGTTGCACTTCTTGCACCTAGCGTAGGTTAATATGGAAATCCTATTCATTTTTGCTGCCATCACTGCTACTGCATTTGGAGCATATAAGATGACTCCTAAGGGTTGACAAAATCTAAAATTAATCTTAAGATGAGGGGAGCAATCCCCTCATTTTTTATGTCTGGAGATAGTAAAGAACAACCGAATATTTTTTATACAAAAGTACCACAAACTGTGGCACATGATACTCTGTTACTTCAGGGTAAAGTAAAAACAGTTTATAGTATTGCTGATGAACCTGAAAAAGTATATGTACACTTCCATGATAAAGTAACTGCTGGTAATGGTAGAAGAATAGATTTTCCTGAAGGTAAAGGTAAGACTTGTTGTTTGATATCAGCACTTCTTTTTGAACACATGGAGAAGAGAGGAATAAAGACACATTATATTGATTGTCCAAATTTGGATACATTACTGTGTAAAAAATTGACTATTATACCAGTAGAAGTTATAGTTAGAAATATCGCTGCTGGTAGTATCGTTAAAACTACTACTATCAATGAAGGAACTAACATCTCACCACCCATTGTAGAATACTTCTTAAAGGATGATGAGAAGGATGATCCATTACTTACATATGACCGTGTTAGATTGATGGGTATTGATCCTACACCTATGAAGGAGGTAGCACTTGAAGTAAATACAAATCTTCAAATGTTATTCACACTTATGGGTATTGACCTTGTAGATTTTAAATTGGAGTTTGGATACGATGCTCACGGCGATTTATTCCTGGCTGATGAACTATCACCTGACAACATGCGACTCTGGAAAAAGGGTACGAAAGAGAGATTTGATAAAGATCTCTTTAGAAAAGATGAAGGGGATATTGTCGAAGCCTATAAATATATTTTAACTCAACTGAGGCAGTTTGTTTAATGGAAGAAAATCCTTTTTGGGGTGAACCTACTCCCACTGACCTGTGGGACGACATGGACAGACTTAACTGTCTTTACGAAGAACTTGAATGGGATCATACAGATTACCTAGAATTTGCAATAGAAGGTAATCATATTACGATTAGGAATCGCTCACGAGAAGGACGTTAATAATTAAATCTGTATCATAAATAACCCAGTTGTATAACAAATTATGGCTACTATTACTCTGAAGACTCCAGACGGTTCAACTGAAACATTTGAATGTGATAGTGATACCACTATCTTAGATGCATTAGAGGAGGCAGGTTTAGATCATCCCTCATCATGTAGAGCAGGTGCTTGTTCATCTTGTGCTATGAAGATTGAAGAGGGTACAGTAGATCAAGAAGAGCAATCATTCTTAGATGATGACCAGTTGGAAGAGGGGTATGTCCTCACTTGCGTAGCATGTCCAACATCTGATACACTAACATTACTTGCTGAACAAGAAGAGAATCTTTACTAATGCAAACTCTAATACTCATAATGTCATTTGCAAACTTTGTATTCTATCCTTTAGTGATAGGTACAATCATTGCTGTAATTATTGAACAGATCTTTAGATCAATTGGTAAAGAAGAGAATGAAGGTGACGTGAGAAGAGTTGCGATCTCTATGGGTATTAGAAAGTATCTTTATAGACAAGCATGGATCTTTAATCTTGTTTGGTTTGTAGGATACTTTATTCTTATGTTTACTGTAGGTAGACAAGCACCACAAGCAATGCCTGATATGATATGGCAGGGATAGAATCAGAAGATAAAGATGAAGTTGGTATAACCACTTCATATATTTCAACTAAGTCCACTGTGACTGATGCAAAGTCAGAGAAAGAGTGGCAGGATTTTTGGCGTAAAGACTAATCATAAATACTAAAAAATAGTGTATGAAGTAGATGGCAGCAATACCTTTGAATCTTACTCTAGAGCAGGGTACAGATTTTAGTGTTAATTTAACCGTAAGGAATTCTGATGGAACTCCATTGAATCTCTTAGGGTACACTGCGTCTAGTGAGATTAGAAAACATTATACTGCTACTACAAAGTATCCTTTTGATGTTACTTTTGCAGATAGATCTCTTGGCAAGATCTCATTAACAATGTCAGACTCTGCTACGGCACTTATCTCAGAAGGTAGATATGTGTATGATGTTTATATTACCTCCTCTAATGGTAATAAGAGTAGAGTTATTGCTGGCATGTTGTTCGTATCACCTGGGGTTAGTTTCTAATGGCAGATTATGAAGTAACTTTTGACGCTGGTAGTTATAACGTTAATGTTGATACGTCAACTCCAAGTTATAACTTAGGTGTTAGCTATGAGATACCCTCAAAGTCAACACAATACACTAATGTATTAGTTGATGATATAAAGGGTCAATTCGACGGTACAAAAACTACATTTGATATTACTGTGGGTGGGAATCCCTATGTTCCTAAAGATCCACAACAGTTAATAGTATCTCTTAATGATGTTATTCTCCAACCTGGAGTTGACTATCAAATAGCAGGTAGTCAAATTACATTTACACCTGCACCCACTGCAGGATATGATTTTTGGTGTACTGCTCTAACTGCTAATGCAGATTTGACTAGAACTATTAATTTTGTTTTAGATAATGGGTCATTTGATATTACTACTGGTTCAAAAGGACAATTAAATCTTGATGTTACTGGTAGAATAGAATCATGGATGCTGGTTGCGGATACAGTGGGTTCAATCGTTATAGATGTAAAGAAAGATACCTTTGCTACATACCCTGATAGTCTTACATCTATAGTGGGAAGTGAATACCCTAGGTTATCTAATGAGAAGAAGGCAAGAGACGAATCATTATCCACTTGGTCAACTCAATTGACTGCAGGTGATATTTTAGACTTTGATGTGGTGTCCTGTAGTGGCATTAAGAAGTGTTCATTATTCTTGCGACTAATCATTTAAAACTTGAAGCTTCAAATATAATAAATAAATCATAGGAAACAATGTTCAAACTGGAGAGCTCAGCA